TTTGAATATTGTGAGCAGTTTACTAAGACTTACTCAGGTCTTGGACTCGGATATCCCCTACCGAGCAATCAATTTCAGATGGGGTTTATGTTTTTGTTTCCACTCTTGGAATTTTTGCCATTCCTCTGGGGTTGGGTTCCAGTTGTTTTCCCTTTTGATAGGACGACCCTCTTTTTTCCACCGATTCATTTTGACTCGGCACTTTGCACTACAGGTTTTTCTTCGTCCTTCCGGCACATTGTCACAAATTTTACATTTGCGAATAGTCACGAAGGGGTCGACTTTCACCGTGATGTTAAAGTCCATACTCTAACTCCGTGTCGATTGCATCGCGTTGTTCCCTCAGTGCCCTAAGGTCCTGCGTTTTGTCCTCTATTTCTTTTTTCAGCCGTGTGATGGCCATAGTCACCTTCATCCATTGGAGAAGGTCATACTTGCTTTCCACTTTGTTCATTTCTCGTTCCATATTTTTTTATTCCTTTTTTGCGGGGCGGGGCGCGTGGCCTCCGCCAGATAACCATAAAGGAGTGGATGTATTCCAGTGACTCCGGTCAAGGGGGCGACCCTTTCAAACTCGCATTGAGTCCGGTTAAACCACTGTTCAACATCCCGGCATACTACTGAGATTCGGGTCGGTAATGAACCGACTTTCACCCTCTCAGGTATACCCTCCAGTAACATAAGGTGAATACTCATAATATTCACTAAGGACTGCGGATTCTATCGCCTACTGATAGACTAGTGCCTCACTGCCTCCCTCGTCTGTTGAACCCCTGAGGGAGGCCTAAGGTCTTTTGCGTATGTGGGGATATGCAAAACCCGAGTTTAGATTCCTAAGATTCTTGCCTTTTCTTCGTCAGATAGACTGTCGAAGAGGGCCTTTATCTTATCCTCACGGGAGACAGGTCCTAAGGCCTTCTTGGTCTTGGTAGACCAGAGGTCAAAGAACTGTCGACATATCTTTGCATCAGAAGATTTACTCTTAGACTGTGCCAATTGAGCTAACTCTGCAAGAGTTTTGCCCGATTTGACTCTGAGTCCGCGAGGTGGTCTCTCTGATTCGTAACCTAACTCGGTCACGATTGCAGGATATAACCCGTTCTCTACTCGGATGTAGGCATACTTTGTATCTTTCGATGACATAAGTATTTTTTGCGTATGTAGGGGTTACTAGTGTTGTTCGCCCCTAGTTACAAGATACTAGGTTATTTCATATATAAAGATTACTGCGTCAAAAATAAACGGCCGTGATAGTGGTTTATCGTCGACAAACACCCCGATAATAGGCATATTTTGACCACATACCCACCCTGTAAAATATAGTCCCGACATACACACAGATTCGCCCACCCCTTCAAACAAATCCTAGAAATTTTGAATCCAAAAAAAAATCGGGGACATATTTTGAGCCCAGTCCCCTTGGGCTTTGGAAAA